ACCCCCGACAGGGACGGTAGCCGACTTGACGATGTAGTAGTCCACGGCAGACCGGGTGATATAGACATCACAGGTAATCGGGGATGCGGTTGTATTTGCCACCACCAGACTTGTTACAGCGATTGTCCCGCTAGATACAGTGGTCAGGGTGGATGCGGATGTGCCAACATTCTTGGCTACGTAGGAGGTATTTGCGTATGTAGTCATATCAGCCCATCATGGTTGCTAGGAAATATGCAGGTTCGACAGCGGCAGGTGCCTGCCAGCTAGGAGCTACACCACTTCCGTTTGAAGTTAGGATGTAAGTAGAGGTGCCGGGGTTATTGCTGGAAACCACCGTCTGTTCAGAGGGCTGGGTAACGAATACATCTTTTGTCCCGGCGCTGAAATTAACTAGGGAGCCTGCATTGCTGGAGGCTAAAACGGTATTGCGGGCCAGCGTTGTCCCAGAGGAGGTATAGGTTCCAATTCCCACCTCCCATTCGTTTGTCCCTTGTCCAGCAATAGTGTAGTAAGTGGTATTTGCGTCCCCAATTACTGCAAAAGACTGATAGCCCGTAGCCGCGCCCGCAAGCGTGACTGTGCCTGTGCCCGTTGTCGTGGTGGTTTCTTTAACCCGATCTGCAAGTACAAGTGCCATTTTTGTCCTTAAACTACAGTCTCAATTAGTTCCCAATCGGCATCTACATCGGCTTCGATATTTGCCCAGTTGGTTGCAGCGGAACTGTCTATATTTTGCCAGTTTGGGTCCTGCGTGTCGATAATGGTGTTCCAATAAACCGGGACTATTTCCCCCGGGGAACCCGTTGCCACCACGCCCGTCAGGGCTACTGTACGGCTGTGCCCAAATGACCCTACTGATCCATAAGCGACATCCCCAGAAGGGGTCACCGACTGGGATTTAACTACCGTCCCTACCGCCCCGTCCGCAGATACCCCGGTAAGCGCCTTGGTTACATTTACCCCAACGCTTCCCACATAACCGTAGGCTACATCCCCGTCCTCCCCTTCTGAGGTGCTCGGAGTTAGGGTTCCTACCGACCCGGCAGCAGATACCCCGGAGAGATCAGCTTCCTTGCTGTGATCGACAACCCCCGGCTCTCCAAGGGCGTAATTACCCGTCAGGGCTTGGGAATGGTCAACTGCAACCGATCCAACCGCTGCGGTGGCTTCAACCCCGGTAATGGCAATCTGCGTCTCATCCCGGGTAACCGTCCCGACCTCGCCGGTAGCCAAAACCCCGGATAGATCAACAGTTACAGAAGGCGTTACGGTATCTACATAGCCGTATGCAACATCCCCGGTTTCACCCTGAGAACCTGTTGCGGTTACGGTGCCGACATTACCTTCTGCGGATACCCCGGACAGGGCTACCGTGACATCGCTGGTAACGGTTCCAACATTGCCTGTCGCTGCGACACCCGATAGGGCGACAACAACCACCACCTCGCCCAGAGCGGCATACGGTGCGGCAGCAAACGAGGCTATGCCAAACATGGTTTAACGGCTTTCGCCGCCCTCGTTTAAGTTGTAGCCAGACGCAGCAGCGCGGTAGAGGTCGTATTTGCGGGCATTGTCAGCGTGAATGTTCCAGCCGTAATAGTCTGAGAACCGAACGTATGGACAGAAACCGCCTTGTTGCTCTGGGTCGAGTTGTAGATCAACACAGTATCAAAAGCAGTTGTCAGCGTCACGCTGGTGTAGGTAATGCTTGCAGATGGCGTCCAGTATCCAGTACCCGCTGTCGCAGAGGTATTGGTCGAGGAGGGGGGAGTTCCGTTAGTTACCGTCACCCCGCCAGCCGAATAGCCCGTCCCAGACACCTCACCCGTAGCCGTATAAGCCGTGGTAGAGGCGTTAATTGTTGCGGAAGCCAAGTACAGAGCCGCTTTAAACGTGTCTGCGGCAGAGGTTCCGCGTGTGGGCGCGGTGCCAAAATTGTGTGTAGCAGTCATCAGTTCCCCGAGGAACGAAGTACACATTGCTTGGGTATTACTCAATTAAATTCTCCTTTATGCTAAAGCTGCGGCTTCGCCACCGATTGGGGGCATCTTCTTCAAAGTCACATGAGCGGAGCGGTGAACCAACTCACCCTCGTGCCAATACTCAACCCATGTAGTCTGTTCATTTTCGTTGTCAACACTGCCTTCCCGCTTTTCCAGAAGGCTGTCGTCCATTTCGCCTTTAGTGGTAGTTACAAGCATATGGCTCCTTAAATAAGTCTAATGAGTGCTGCGCTGCTGGTATTGGCAGGCATCTGAACGGTGAATGTTGCAGTGGAAGTTTTATCGTTTCCAAAGTCCAACACACAGACCGCCCCGTTGTCCCCGGGCTTATAAATCAAAGCCCCCCGCGCTGTCAGGGCAGAGTTCCATGTGGGAGAGGAAAAGTCAATGTACACAATGCTGCCCGAGGTGGTAGCTTCCGTGGCAACTGTTGCCGTAATGACTTGCCCGCCAGCGGTGTACCCACTTGCCACAACTTCACCTGTGGTTGTATAGGCGGTGGTTGTCTCGTCCAAGGTGGCTGAGTTTGTGTAAAGCGCCATGTAGAAGGTGTCGGAGGAAAAATCAATTCCCCCGCTTGCCATATTGGAGCGCAGCACATTACAGGAGAAGTTTCCAGTAAAAGCCATATCAAGTCACCGCCTGCCGAAACTGCCCACTTCTGTAAGCATCGCCACGCTCCATGCCGTCACCCAGACGTTTAGCCAGAGCAAGGGCTTCGTTGTATTTGCCGTTATAGAGGGTCACCATATCTGGCTCACCCTTCATAAATGTATAGGCTTCTACCAAAGAGCCATACAACAGAACGGAATCAAAGTTATCCCCTAGCCACGATGTGCCAGAAGCGTTAATGACGGATTGGACTGGGACAGAGAACCCACTACCGATGCTGCCGATGACCGTAGATGAGGCAGACAGCACATCACCCACAATGTATTGACACCCCGGGTTTGTGATTGTCACTGAAGTGACTGATCCACCGGACACCACAATAGTACCCACTGCGCCCGTGCCTGTGCCGCCGGTCAATGTCACACCGAAATAGGTTCCGTCAATATAGTTTGTACCGCCCGTAATGGTTCCAAAAGAGGCAATCTGCGCCCGGATGATTGAGGCTGGGTAGTAGTAATAATGAAGCTCTATCTTATAGGCTCCGTCTGGGGTCGGACCAAGGATAAATGTCAACTCGTTGGTAATGCCACCTTGATTCACGGACGGACCAAAAAGCGCGTAATACCTCGGCGTTCCTGTATCGTTTGGCGTTGGGTATGCCTGCCGGATAAAGTTAACATCCTTGTTCAGGAGATACTCGTAAGTGCCGGTATTGATGTCTCCACCTGTAACGTCCGTTACAACAGCCATAGAATAAACAGCTAGGAAGTCATCCGGGCAAGTTACGTATTTGTTGTTAACCGTAGCCGTGCCAGTCACGTTTTTACGCAACGATGGGAACTGAACCGTGTTATAGATGCGCTGTTCAGCCTGCTTAATGAACGTGTTGATTTGCGTGATCGGAGACACAGTACTCCCGTCAGCGAGGTAAGTCGCCGGGAATTGGTTTTCTGTGTAGCTCTGAATTGCCGCTACAAGTTCATCATAGGTCATATATCAACCCATCGGGCCTCTTGCCATAGTGCCTTTGGTAGCCGCGCCAGTGCCACGGATTTTGATTCCGGTGGTCTTGGTAGGCTCATTACCAGCAGATTTGCTAACAGCACCAACGCTCATGTCGTAGGTGTCGAGCTTGCTACGGTTTGTCCTGCTGTTCATGTCTGCCATGCCCTCTTTATAGCGGGCGGCATAAGCTGATGCTGCTTTGTTGTTTACTGCCATGATTAGCCCCGTTTCTGTGCTGCGATTTTTGCCAGATTGCGACCCATAGATTTCATATCAGCATTGGTTTTACCCCTGCTGCCGCTGGTCGGCTTACCGCTTTGAATACCAACGGTAGGACCATCATCACCAAGGTTTCGACCCTTAGTCTTGCCTTTTTGAGCAATACCGTCTGCTGCGCGTGTGTATGCCATTTTTAGCTCCTTATGTCGTTGCAATTGTAACTGTACCAAGAGATATACCCAATACCAAATTGTTTGGCGTTAGGGCAGTGTCAAAATAACTAGACCCCCCCACAGGATTCCAGCCCCACTGGAAAATACGGCTACCCTCGGCAAGCTGCCCATCAGACAATGCGCCAGAGGTTACATAACTCCTGTCCGGTCTTGGGTTCCTAAGACCCTGCGGGTCATCTACGGGAAACTCACCCAAATGCAACTGCGGGTGGTCTGGGTCCCAGCATTCCGGGCAAACCAAAAGGTCATAGTTCCTGCCCTTGATAACTTCCCGTTTGAGAACTTTAAGTTTAAACCGTTGGTCACAGCGGTCGCACTGGGCAATTGCGTTCTTGCCTGAGGCAAACCTATTGCCCATTTATATGGTGCTCCCGATAAACTGCTGCCTCGGGACTAGGCGGAGAGCGGCTTTTTCCCGGTCTTCCTGAGACGCCAAATCCCATGCCTCGTCATATTGAGCTTTTAGGATTGGCAGGCGCTCCATCCCAGCCGGGACTTTTCCGGCTATGTAATAAGCCAGACCCGCAGCCATCGCTGGAATGAACCGGAACGGCACATCCATGATGTTTACACCGCCGCCAGCATCCTGAGTCCTACGCAGTCTCCAATAAACGAATTGGTACTGCTGGGCATTGTCAGGGGTGGGCCAGACAGTAATAGCTGGTAGCTGCGTCCAATACACTGTTGCACCAGAGGTGTGTGATGCAGCCGTTGTGTTTTGCTGTCCACGGAAGCAGTTATATAGGGTATTCCCTGATATGTAGCTGTAGTTAATGATCTCGCTACCTATCTTGACAAACCCGGAGGCGGGCAGTCCTACCGTGGAATTCAGGACAACTTCCGTAGCGGTGCTGTTTATGGTGGTACTTAGCGTTAACCCTGTAGGTGAACTTTGTGCGTTACTCCGTTGACTCCAACCC